ATCAGATAACACAATGTAGTTATTTGATGTACGGATGTCTAGACCGCCTGAATTACCACTAAAACGACCAATAATTGTATTTGCCGCTCCACTTGTTAAGGCATTACCAGCACCTTGTCCTATCAGAGTATTACCGTAACCTGTAGAATTTAAACCAGCATTATGACCAACAAACACACCTGAATAACTATTATTTGTATAACCTGCTTTGTACCCAAAAGCTGTAACCGCACCAACTCCAGCAAAAGTTGAGCCTGTATAAAGTGATTGATAACCTACTGCTGTGTTTTCAGATGCGGTGGTGTTATTTCCTAATGCTCCGTTACCCAATGCTGTATTATAACCGCCAGTTGTATTTGCTCCCATTGGAGAATAAGCAGTAGCATCCCTACCACCAATAGCTGTGTTATACACACCAGTAGTATTGCTATACAAAGCAGCCATACCAAAAGCAGTAACAGAGCCAGTAGTATTACTATAACCTGATTGATAACCTACTGCTGTATTGTTAGATGCGGTGGTGTTTGAGTAAAGGGCAAAATCACCAATACCCACATTTGTTGTACCTGATGTATTTGAATAAAGAGCTTCTCTACCCATTGCAACAATGTAATAACCACTTGTAGTAGAGTAAGCTGCTTTTGTTCCTACCGCAGTTGCAGAATCAGTTGTTGTTGAATATAAGGCTTGATAACCTAAAGCAGTAATTCCGTTTGCACTTGCAGAGTTATAAGAATATCCAGCTCTATAACCTACTGCTGTGTTATTAGATGCTGTAGTGTTTGATGTTAATGCCCCACCACCAATAGCCACATTGTTTGCACCAGTTGTATTTTCTCTTAATGATTCATAACCAAAAGCATTGTTTTGACTAGCAGTTGTGTTCTTACCTAAAGCTGCTGCACCAAAAGCATTGTTTCCATTACCGCTTGTATTAGAAGAAAGAGTTGCATTTGAACCATTTGTGCTACCAACGGCAGTATTAATAATTCCAGTTGTATTAGCGGCTAAAACACCAGCACCAATGGCAGTATTGTAAAAACTAGCACCACCACCCTTACCAACAGTAAGACCTGATATAGAAGCATCGTTAGTTGATGTTAAAACTGTTGATGTTAAGTTTCCAGTTGAAGGGTTGTATTGCAACTTAGTGGAGCTTACATTTTGAGTTGTAATGTTTCCACTTGTAGCGCTTGTAAATGCTAGATAACGAGTAGCGTTAGTAGTCGTATCATCAACAATTCCCAATCCTGTAGCTGGAAGAACTTGCCAGGTTGGAGCAGAAGCACCATTGGAAGTGATTACATATCCTGCCGTTCCTGTTGATCCAGCAAGAGAAATAGTTCCATTAACTCTTAAATTGGTGAATGTTCCAGCTAAAGGTGTTGTTCCACCAATAACCATGTTATCCATTACTCCAGCGCTTGTAGGCTTAATTTCAACTGAACCTGATCCAGCAGGATTTATATGAACATGACCAGTTCCAGTTGGGCTAATGTCAATTTGTGCGTTTGCACCATTTAAATTAGCAGATACATCAACTGTTAAATTTGCACCACCACCGCCACCCCATTGCAAGCAAGCAGTTCCACTAGCGTTACGCAATGCGCCACCAGCCGAGTTTGCAGCATCAAAATAAGGGCTTACAAACTTAGTATTGGCAGTAATGGTTGTGCCAGTAATGGTATTTGGAGTAGCACTACCGATAGCAGGAGGAGCTGACAAGTCCAAAGAACCACCCAAGGTGAGGTTTCCGCTTGAGGTGACTGTACCGCTTAAACTAATGCCTGAAACTGTTCCTGTGCCTCCTACAGAGGTTACTGTGCCTGTTGTGGGAGTTGCCCAAGATGGAACACCTGATGCTAGGGTAAGAACTTGACCATTAGTGCCAGCAGCTAAAAATGTAGTTGTATCAAGAGCTGATTGATAAGGTAATGAACCAGCAGCGCCACCTACCAAATTGGTTGCTTTAGAAGCAGTTCCAGTAGTGTTTTGATTAAATGTAGGCCAAGTAAATGTTCCAGTTGAGAAATTACCTGAAGTTGGAGTACCTATAGCTCCACCATTGACTACAAAAGATCCAGCAGAGCCAGTATTGACTGCTAGTGCAGTAGCTACACCAGTTCCAAGTCCTGTAATTGATCCTACGGCTGGAGTAATGGTTGTATTGGTTACGCTAGAAACTTGACCGCTTGCATTGGTTGTAAATACTGGAGTTTGAGTAGCAGATCCATAAGTAGAGGCAGTTCCAACAGGAGTAATACTAAAAACAGATCCTGTAAGAGTTAGCCCTGTTCCAGCAGAATAAGTTGCTGAAGTAGTAAATTGTGACCAGTTAAGAGCGGTTACTCCTAATGTACCGCCTGGAGTTGCCGTACAAAACCAAGCTCCACCAGCTTGAGTTCCATATTCAATAAAAGTAATGGCTGAAACAAAGTCATTCCATTGGTCTGCATCTAAAGATCTAGTCCAAGCAGTTGCAGAAGCCAAATAAATGCCATTGTTAGCAGCATTTGATTGGTTTTTAACTAATACTCGATCACCAGCCAAAGTTGTATAGCCATCAATGGTCTGCAAGCCTGACAAAGTAATATTTGCTAATGTTGCAACTGCACATGGTTGCTTCCAGCTAATTCCAGCAGCATAAGATTGCAAAGCCAATAAATTGACTATATCTGTTGCGCCTGTTGGTTGAGTTGCAATAGTTCCAGTAGTTGTGCTGATGTTAGTGAAAACACCAGTAGAAGGAGAGGTATTACCAATAGGACTACTATTTAGAGTGCTATTGGTGATCGTTAAACCTGATTGAGAAGGATTTGCCGTTGCATAAAACGGCTGACCTTGACCAATAAAAGTATTAAACGACCCATCCGTATTGAAATACGCTTGAACTGGTAATAAATTCTGAACAGATGAATCTGCTGGATTAGTCATAAATCATCCTTCTAAAGCGATTTTTTAAGATTGATCGCTAACTGGTGTAATGTAAACAAGTGATGGGCCTGCTGCTGATCCAATAGCTGATACTTGGAAATCATTAGCTGGAACAGCCAAAACAATAGGTCTAGTCATCAATGGAGGCAAAATATATGAGCCAACTGTTCCATCAACAGGCAAAGTAGCTGTAACAGCCGTAATCCCTATTGGAGAAATTTCAATAGCTACAGAGTTTGCACCAACATTTAAGAATGAAGCATAGTTGCTAAGAACACTACCGCCAACAGCAGAAACAGTAACGGCTGCATGAGCTGATGCTGTAACTGATAAGGCAGTAGTTTTTCCTACTAAACGGATTACAGTTGTTAATGACATGATTAATCCTTAATTAGACTGCTGTTGCAGGCAATGGGCCTTCAAAGCGAATAACATCAAGAATATAAGAGCCAGCAACAGGAGTTAATGCGCCTGCTGTGCAATTACCAAATTGAACGCTTAATGTATTAGCTGCTGAAACACGAGCATCAGCAACAAAAATACCAGCAGTTTGAGCTGCAACAGAAGAAACTGTTACATGATCGGTTGTTAGTAAGCCAGGAACAGTAAATGTTTGGGCAGCAGTAATATTAGCAGCGACTTCGGCTGGAGTAATAGAAGGGGAAACATAAAAAGTTTGTAAAGCGTTTCCACGAGCAAGAGTGGTTGATGGCATGGTTTTTCCTTTATATAGGGGTTAAGGCTACCTAAGTTTAATCTTTAATTATCTGTTTCGCAAATAGTTTCCAAAATGACCGACATAAGTTTTATTTCCAGTATGACCCATTTTAATTTCAGGATCGCACCATACTTTACCGCCTATTTTGCTCCATTTAAAACAAAATGAATAATCCTCTCCGTATTTACTTTCACCCTCACAAATACGAGAAAAAAGATCATAAAAAAGATTGTCTTTAGCTCCATCATGGTAATACTGTTCAGGATAGGCTTTTATCATTTGTTCTAAGCAGTTACGACTGATTCTCATAAAGCCTGTAGGAATAGCAGCGACTTCTAGCAAGCCTGTTTCAGGATCTGCCCAAAGTTCTTCTTTTTCCAAATATTTGATAGGGAATCCTAATTCTTCAACTCGATATGGATATATACCGCCTACTAGATCAACTTTGTGATCTACAAGCCTTAAAAGAGCGCCTTTTTCCCAAGCTACATCAGAATCAACAAAAACAAGGCAATCAGAATCTGTTTTAAGGAAATTGGAGGCTATTGCGCCTCGACAATCGGCAATATTAGCGCTTCCTATGTCATCAATGAGAGTAAATGTATCTCCTCTAGCTACGAGCATTACAAGGTCATTTATAAGCGATCTAAGAGTTGCTATGTAAATTGTGCCTGTATAGGCTGGAATGGCTACAGTTATATGCAATTTTCTTCCTTCACAAAGAAAAAAGCCCACCCCTTTTGAGGATGGGCTTAGTTTTACAACATTATTACGCTGTTACACCAATATTCTGCAATGCAACAATAATTGCATTAACTGCTACAGAAATTGCTGTGCCAGTTGCGTTGGTTGCAATGGTAGTAATTGCGCCAGCTTTAACAACTGGAGTTACACCATAAAAACCAATTTTGCCAGTAGAAATACCAAGGGAAACACCATCTGCTGCGTTACCATTGAATAAATAAACTGATGATACTGTTGATGCTGGTCCTGGATTAGACATGATTTAGTTCCTTTCTTTGTCTATAAATTAAGATGCAATACGGCAAGCCAACTCAGGGTACAGAGGCGCCCATCCGTATAGAACATCTAAACGAGTAGGAATAGAGTCATTGTTAATGGTGTATTGACGAACTACACGCATTGACAGACCAATTTCCTTATCGCTTGCACGACCAGCAAAATGAACACCTTCAGGCAACTCAAGATCGGCTACTGCGAGAGTAAACGCATTTTTGTGCATGAGGATATTTTGTGGGCTGGTTGTACCAGTTGAGTTAAAGAAGGCTACAGCTTGTGCGCCTGAGCTAGTTACGCTGATGTTTTGGAACTGACCAGCAGAAATAGGAGCAGGAGATACATTGACTGTGATTGTGCCACCTGAACCGCTAACGGCTGTGTTCACAACAAAGTTACGCAACTTGCCATAAGACTGACGATTTTGTGGGTTTACTGCAAATACACCAGCGATGGTGAATGTATCGCCTTGATTCAAACTAACAGCGTTAGTCAAAGTCAAAGTGATGTTTGCATTAGAAGCCCAACCGCTTGTCAAGAAGCCAGTAGCTGTAGTCACATTGACTGTAGCTGTTCCAGCAAATGAGCCGTAAGTTTGGTTCACAATGTTCTGATCCATCTTCCAGTTCATACCAGCAGAGTCACGACCCATCAGACCTTTACGATACTGAGTAGAAATCGCTTCTTGTGGCACAAATAGACCCTTCAAACTATCAACGATTGTTGCGCTTGAGAATGGATCAATAATGACTGATCTACGACCATCACGAGGAGCGCCTTCAGAATCAAGGTAAGCACCAGCGTTCAAGAAGGTAATCAAGCCAGTTGGAGGAGTTCCTGCTGTACCTACTGTGTTGTAAGTAGCATTTTTAGCCATTGTCAAACCATCTAAGTCGATTTTGTTTGCAATAGCTGCAACTGCTGGCTTCAAAACACGATCAGAGAACATATCCAAAGACAAAGCTAAGTCTTGAGTTGTGAATTGTGTATCCACATGGAACTGAGTTGATAAAGTTACAGGAACTGAAGTTTCATTGAAATCTTCAACATTCAATGCAGGGCCTGTTGTACCGATGAAACGACCTGGTCTGCGTACATTGACTGTGTTACCAATCTTTGCACCAACAACTGCGAACTGGTCATCATAGTTACGATCTACTTCAGA